CATAGCTTTTTGCTTACCTGTCAGTGCTGTCGGTTCTGTCGGTTCTGAAGAGTCCACCGTAGTCGTAGTATCACCAGCACCGTAACCCTGATCAAACTGGCTAGGGTCTTCGGTATCTACAAAAGCCCCATCTCCTGCCTGTGTTGCCAGTAAATTTTGGGATTGCATGTTTGGGTGCCCCGTTCCAGAACCTGCTACCTGTAGCTCAGACGGATCAGCAGTAATCATATTCGATGCCATAGATGAGCCACTTAAATAATCAGCTTCATTTTTACCACGACTCACGTATCTATTTCGTGGGCCTTCCTGTGAACTGAGGTACTCTTTGGGCAGGAGCATATTAGATGACAGCGAAGAAGAGGTGTCTACTGGAGGTGGATCATCCGGCCCAAGGAGACCTTTACCCCATTTGCTTATCCTGCTACCCAGCTTGCTCCATTCACTTTCATTGCTTAAATCTTCTTCGGGTGGGACATACCGAGATCGTTGTCGTGGGTCTTGAATAAATCTAGGGGAGATGGGGGTGTTGGCTATCTGGGGTTCGGCCTCGACTTTATCCTCATCGTTATACCAATTAGATATTGCCTGAATTGGATTAGACTCATCTCCTAAAAACTTATTACTGGGGTTATAATACGAAAATTCTTTATTCCCTCTTTTATTATTCATAATTTTCTCCTAAGATAATAGTGATAGTCCGCCAGCACCAGCAGCAATATAAGGGTTCCCCCCTGAAGCACCATAAGCAGTTAAAGCTGCTCCACCAGCCCCCAAGAGCTTGTTACCTTTTTGCATACTGTTACTTTGGAACCCACCTTGTCCTGTTGGGGAAGCAGCCACAATATTAGATCCAAACATTGCTTGGTTCTTATTGTGATCTCGTTTACGTCCAAACTCATCATAATCAAAATCGAACTGGTTTTGGACACGACCTTCTGCATCTGCCCCAACTTGTGAAAGTGCTTGAGCATCTTGATAACCTGCTCCCCTGCCAGCATTCGTGCCAGCCATTTGTAATTCGGCACCTTGACCACGAACTCCTTGAGCAGATATCCCTGCTGCTTGGTTATACTTTTGAGCATCTTGATCCATCATCATATCTTGACGTTTAGCTACCATAGAATTAGCAAAACTATCATTTATAAGGCCAGAGTTTGTTGTCCCTACACCTTTCAAAAATTCACTTCCAAGTGTCGCCTTATATAGTTGATCTCTCGACCCACCACTTGTCCCAGCCATTTGGCTTTTGGCATTTGCCGAATTGTTTATCATTGACAACTGGTCTACGGCATTTCTATTATTAGCTTGTATTACCTCACTGGTATAAGGATTCATGTAATCACTAATTGCTTGGCCTGTATCCTGACCACCTAAAACATTTCCTCCTTTTACTTGCTCTGCCGAGTAACCTGACATCCCCTTACCAACTCCAGCAGCATTACTATATGCTCCTTTACCAACTCCTTGCATATCTCTCACACCTTGTTGTGCAGTTGCAGTGTCGGCAGACTTTCCTGCAAACCGAGGGTCATCATAAGATTGAAACTCCTCATCCATCACTCCTGAAGACTTATCAAGAACTTTGTTCCTCATAGCTTTTACTTCGGGGTCGATCTCAGTCTGTGATGTCGTAGGCTTTGGAGGCACTCCACCACCCAATAATCCAGTAAGGAAATATTGATTCAGCTTAGTTTTCCTGTTTACTGTTCCTGCTGCACCAAGAGTGTTTTCTAAAAACTTTCCTTCTTCTGGGGTTATGTGTGCTAGTATGTGATCCTTTGGGCCGTTGGCTTGAAGCCAGTTTTTAGATGGGTTTTTATTCATGGTTCCTTTATACGTATGGATTGGTACTTGTTACTGGTCTATTGTCAACTGTTGTTACTGCTGAAGCAGCTAGTGCCCCGTTATCTGCTACTACGATTTTGAAGTAGCTACCATTTGGTGATCTTAAAACTAATGAACCTTTGTCTAATACATTATCTCTATCTGTTTTTACTGATACGGATTCTTCATCAATAACAAGTGATGCCAGATCAAACATATATGTTTTGTCATATTCATCGGGAGGATTCGGTAAAGGCTTTTGTGTCCTCATCTTGAACCTGAAGCTGTAGCATCAAGTCTTACTTCTCCAAATCTCCACTCTTGGTCAAAAGGGCTTTCTACTCTAAGCACTGCTTCTCTACCTACAAATCTGGTATCTGTATATCCATCACTCTCCAAAGGATATGGGCCTTTTTCTATGCTGGCACCATCAGGTGTTTGCTTAACACTAATCTTCATTCTCAGGCCATTAGTAGCAGCATCAGTATCGGTTAGAATCTGCTTGACACTCATTATTTGATTACCGCTACCAATCTCTATACTTCCTGACTCTGCAAAGCATAAATGTTCTTCTGTTGATACATTAGGGTGTAATTCTGCATCCACTCCTTTAGCCACAACTCGGCTTTCTAAACCTGAAAGTCCTGTTACGGTTGTTGGGGCGACCACTGTTGATTCTCTTTGGATCGGTGTAGACTGTGTATCAGGATCCATTTCATGCCTGTAGAGATAACCGTCTGCTCCTGCCCAAACTGGATAGCCTAGTGCATCACTTGGCTCAAGTGCTGACCTTTGCAATTCACCAGTTGTCCAATGTTTTTCACGGTAACTATAAGTGACATAACGTGTGTTAAATTCATCTCCTTCTTTTGGATAAAACCAAATGATCTCCCCAAACTCAGCGTTATGACCTGCCGATATTAGACCCTCGACATCAAGGTTAATATCTGCAAAAACAAAGTCTGCTACATCACAACTTAGTTCCTGTACGTAGCCTCCTGTAAACGACCAAAATCGGCCTCTTGACATCCATGCAACAAAGTCGGCTGATCCTGCTATTGATTTCATCCCAACTGGGCCACCACCCTCAGTTAATCTTTCCACACCATAGACATAAGGAGGGCCGAGATAGTTTGTCTTCCATACATCAGAAGTTGTAAAAATCAAGACTCCGTAACGTGTTTTAAAGCCACCAATGATTCTCCCTTTTGTCTGTAAATCTAAGTCTCCTGCTGTGTTTGTCAAAGAAGGGTTCCACGTTGCTGTGCCAGTTAATCCTTCTTGATGGCCCCATTGTATACGTCTCTGATTACCTCCTGCACCTAAACACATAATGTGCCTCTCAGGTGTTACTAGAACTGCTACATTTGAGATCGGTGCATTAGCTAAGATGACAGGTGCAGTTGCAGTTTGGTTAGCATTATTAAATTGAACTGCTCCCCCACTTGGCCCACCTGTTGCTATAGCCCAATGCCATATTGTACCTTCTCCAGAATGGCATGCCAGCAGATCATCTCCAAAATTATCGAGGCTCCAAACAGGGGCAAAATTGTCTCTAAAGGCATCTGGGTCAGTCACATCTGGGTCTTCGGCTGGATATCTTGGTATTCCATAAACATCTCCTCCATTCACTGTGCCAGTAGACCCATCAAAGTTTGTTCCCCCTAAATCCCCTCCATAGGACAATGCTCCATATCCGAGGCCAGCAATTAAGAAATCTTCTTGATGAATAAAATTAATATTCCCTGATGGCACTGCTCCAACTGCCGGAGTTATATCGTAAATGGGAGCGTTGGTGCCAGCACTCTGTGACCCATCCCAAATTCTCAATGACTGGGTGCTACCAACTGCTAGATACCTAGCTCCCGTAGATAATCTCCATGAATGAAGTCCACGGATTGGGTCAGCGGAATTAAAGACTCTAGCTATAATTACGGCATTACTGTTCCCTGCATGGGATATAACTACAGTTGGGACTGTTGTATAGCCAGTTCCTTGATTTGTTATTGTGGTTGTTAATATTGCACCTGTGCCAGAAACTGTGTATGTCCCAGCGAATCCTGAACCACCTCCTCCCGTTGCCGATAGTGTGCCAGCAGAATAACCTGTGCCAGCAGTTTTAATAGTTAAGTCCCGTAAAGAACCCTTCTTTAAAATCTGCGTATCTGCCAATCTCATCCAGCCACCTATGGGCCTAAGTCTACCTTCCGAAAAACGAACCAGATTACCCTTGAACCAACGTCCTTTTGCTTGGTACTGGGTGGCATTTCTGTAGAAACCCGCAGGTATTTTTATTGGTAATAATGCCATTAATATGTCCAAACTGCTGGAAGTGAAAAATCTGTTCCACGGTTGTCGAGATGTATGAAACGCTTTGACCGATCACCTTTCAAAGCTAGTCCTAGCC